GTCAACGAGTATTGGTGATATGGTGCTAATTGGTACTGATAAATTCAAACTTAATAGTGATGGATGGAGTAAGATATAATGATACGAGAAACCAAAACAACGCCTAATACTATAGTTAATCTGGATGGACCAAACGGTAACGCATTTGTGTTGTTGGCCACCGCAGAAGGTGAAATGGAAGGTCTTGGAATTGATCGTGATGATATAGACGCTATTCTGGATGATATGAAAAGTAGTGACTATAATAATCTTCTAAAGACAATGGATGAACATCTTGGTGCAAATGAAGACTATCCATTCGGTATAATTTTTGAAACAACAAATGAGGAATTGTTAAATGCCTAAAGTGAGTGCAAAGCGTATGATGATCGATGCTGCAAAGGCCTCTGCGCCTAACGTGCCGGGTGACACATGCCCATCCATCAATTACGTTCAAGAGATTATTGAACAGATTGCCGCTCGTGGTGATCCTTGGGCCGACAAACAGGCTAATGTGATAACTGATCTTCTTGAGTATGTTCGTGAAGCAAATCAAGAGCTTCGCACATCATCTAAGTATTGGTATGACAAGTATAAGGAGAATGTATAATGCAAGTTAACACTGATTCTGTTGCGATACTAACCAAGTCAATTCTGGAGACAGAGGTTCAACTTTTAAAGACAAGACTGAAACCACAAGATACAGGAAGAATTTCTACTGCAATTGCTGTGTTGGAAGAACGAATTGAAGAATTAAGGTTATATACATGAGTAAGGAGTATTGGTATAGAAAGGTAGATAATGCTAGGATTGCTCTAGAAAATTCTACAACTCAGTGGGCTACTAGGTATTGGCAAAATGTTTTATCATATCTTCTAAGACGGGCTAACAGAGAAACATAAATAGATTTATGATGGTAACAGTAACAGATCGTGCTAAAGAGTATATGAAAAGTGTAATTATGAATGGTGATCATGTGTCCCTCAGCGTAAAAGGTGGGGGATGTTCTGGTATGCAATATGTGTGGGATTTAAAAAATAATCTACCTGACGTTACATGGTCAGACCCTATAGAAGGCGTGTTGGTAGTCGATCCCCTAGCTGAAATGTATGTTATGGGTAGTGAGGTTGACTATGTAACAGAATTGGGTGGTTCTTATCTCGCAATAAAAAATCCTATGCAAACAAGTTCATGTGGATGCGGCGAGAGTTTTGGAGTATAAAAATGTTTGAATATAATTGTAAGATTGTTAGAGTGGTGGATGGTGATACAGTAGATGTTGATATTGACCTTGGTTTTGGTATATGGATTCATAAAGAACGTATTCGGTTGCATGGCATCGACACGCCAGAGAGCAGAACAAGAGATTTAGTAGAAAAGAAGTTTGGTTATCTTGCAAAGGAAATGGTTGAATCATTTATGCCTGTTGGTTCCACTCAAACATTAGTCACGGTAAAAGATAAGGCTGGTAAGTACGGCAGAACACTTGGTAAGTTTAAAATACACGATGGAAAAGAAGATAGGCAGACAACTTTAAATGAATGGATGATTGAGAATCACTACGCTGTGGCATATCACGGGCAATCCAAGGACGCTGTAGCAGGTGAACATCTTATTAATTACAAAAAGGTCATTGAAAATGTCGATCTTACTGAAGACCAGCTTTCTTTGTATATTAACTCTCGCTCTTAATGGTTGCTTGGCACTAACCGTAGCGGGTGGTGCAGTAGGACTTGCTGACTCGATTGAGAAAAATCGAAGGATGGATATAATAGAGAAGAGAATTCTCGCCTTAGAAACCCCCAAGAAAATATCAAAATTTAAGCCGTATATTCCTTCTTATACAACAATGGATACTTTTACCAAAAGTTTTTATGATACTATGTACTACAGAGATGGGAAAAAATGAATTGGTGGATTGAAGAATATAAACAATTTCATAAAGAAGAACGTGATTATGGAAATGGTGGAGCTCTCAAGTTTCATAAACTTCATATTGACGATCTAATCATCGACACGAAAGCAGAAACTTTACTCGACTTTGGTTGTGGTAAGGGTGATGTGTATGAAGTTAATGATTGGGACTGGCCTATGCCTACTCTGTATGACCCTGCAATACCAGAGCACGATGAACTTCCAGACGGGATGTTTCATGGGGTTTTGTCAACTGATGTGCTTGAGCATATACCAGAAGAACAGGTTCCCGATATCATTGAGCAGATATTCTCACGAGCAGAACGGTTCGTGTATCTTGGTATTGCAAACAATGAAGCAAAGGCTGTGTTGTCAGATGGTACAAATGCTCATGTAACTCGACAACCTGTTGAGTGGTGGAAGAATCAAGTGGAGCTCTATGCTCCTAAAGAAATATATACTCACATCAAAACGTATGGTGATAGCAATGGGTATGTTATATTAAACGAAGAAATATATTTAGAATGGATGCTTGAAAATGTCTGATGTTAAAAACAAATACAAATTTGTCCTCAAAAAGGTTAAAGAGCTTGATGAGGGCGGAACAGAATATGAGAAAGAAACTTATATTGGATTGACTGAGGAAGCTGGTCGATATGAGGGGGTGATATACAAATATGGTAAGGTATCAATCCCTGATGAGAATGAAATAAGTTCAGAAGGTGCATTGCCTTTTCGGTTTGAGTATGATATTATAGATAATAATGATCTACCACAAGAATACTTCAAGGAAGATTTTTTTGGATTGATCGGCGATATTTTAGTAGATATTATAACAACAGACATGCCTGAGGATACAAAACTTGACAACAATTGAACAAACAGCCCTATCTAACTTAATTTACAACGAACCATTTGCTAGAAAGGTACTACCCTTTATCAAGGGAGATTATTTCTCTGATCGTACTGAACGTATTGTATTTGAGGAGATACAAAAGTTTGTAGACAAATACAATGCTCTGCCAAATAGAAACTCTCTTGAGGTTGAGCTAGATAATAGAAAAGACTTAAATGAGGATGACTACAAGCGTGTGTTAACTGTAGTCAAAAGTCTAAAGAATGATGAGGATGTTAACTTTGATTGGTTGGTAGAGACTACTGAACAATTCTGTAAAGATAAGGCTGTGTATAATGCAATTGTGGATGGGATTAAAATTATTGATGGAAAAGATAAAGATAGAGGGGTTGATGCTTTACCTAGCCTTCTTACAGATGCCCTGGCTGTTGGTTTTGATAACCGTGTTGGTCATGATTATCTTCTGGATTCAGAATCAAGGTTTGATTTCTATCATAAAGTAGAGGAGAAGATTCCATTTGATCTGGACTTCTTCAATCGTATTACCAAGGGTGGATTACCACAGAAGACACTGAACATTGCTCTTGCTGGTACTGGTGTTGGTAAATCTCTGTTCATGTGTCACATGGCTGCAAACTGTCTAAGTCAGGGTAAAAGTGTCCTGTACATCACTCTGGAGATGGCTGAGGAACGTATTGCTGAACGTATCGATGCAAACCTCATGAATATAACTATAGATGATTTGCATGAACTACCTAAGCAGATGTATGACAGCAAGATGGATGCTATCATTAAGAACACCAACGGAACTCTAGTTATCAAAGAATACCCTACTGCATCAGCACACAGTAATCACTTCAGAGGACTGATCAAGGAACTGGCTATTAAGAAGTCATTCAAACCAGATATCATCTTCATTGACTATCTAAACATATGTGCATCATCACGATTTAAGGCGAATGGTAACGTCAACAGTTATATGTACATCAAGGCGATTGCTGAGGAACTTAGAGGACTTGCAGTTGAGACAAATGTACCTATCATGTCTGCAACTCAAACTACTAGGAGCGGTTACTCTAACAGTGATGTGGGACTAGAGGATACGAGTGAATCTTTCGGGCTTCCTGCTACTGCCGATCTTATGTTCGCTCTTGTTAGTAATGAGGAACTTGATGCTGCTAACCAGATTGCAGTTAAACAATTGAAGAACCGATATAACGACACAAATACCAACAAGCGTTTCGTAGTGGGTATAGACAGAGCTAAGATGAAACTGTTTGACGTTGGTGAAGATGAACAGAAGGGTCTAGTAGATAGTAATCAGAAAGAAGACAAGGAAACGTTTGCTGGGCCTGTATTTGATAAGACTGAATTTGGTGATGATTGGAAAATGTAATATTGACAAATACATATAAGTGTGATACTATTAGATATAAAATGAAAAAGGATAAATTATGATTGAAACAAATTATGCAATAAACACGATATTTTTTCTAATATCAGGTGCAATGGTTATGTGGATGGCGGCAGGATTTACTGCCCTAGAAGCGGGTTCAGTACGAACCAAAAATGTCACAGAGATTTTAACAAAGAACGTAGCACTATTCTCAGTAGCATCGATTGCATTCTTGTTTTTAGGTTATAGGTTAATGTATGGGTGGAATGAACCAGACACTCATTCCATGTATGCTGATTTCTTTTTCCAGATGGTATTTGTCGCAACAGCAATGTCTGTTGTATCAGGTGCAGTCGCAGAGAGAAAGAAGCTGTGGTCATTTCTAATATTTGCTGCTATATTCTCATCAGTGATATATCCATTAGAGGGTGCTTGGACTTGGGGTGGCGGATTTCTAAGTAAGCTGGGGTTCTTTGACTTTGCTGGCTCTGGTATCGTGCATATGGCTGGTGCTGCTGCGGCACTTGCATCTGTCATTATGATTGGTGCCCGTGATGGAAAGTATGATAAGAATGGTAAGCCACAAAATATTCCTGGCTCAAATATGCCTCTAGTTGCATTGGGTACGCTGATACTGTGGTTGGGTTGGTTCTTCTTTAATGGTGGTTCGCAACTCGCATTCTCTACCATTGATGATGCCAAGGCACTCGGTAAAATCTTTGTCAACACAAACATGGCAGCTGCGGGTGGACTATTAGGTGCGATGATTGTATCTAAACTCTGGACAAAGAAAGTCATTCTCAACGTGACACTGAATGGAGCATTGGCAGGATTGGTAGTCATCACCGCTGACCCATACTCACCAAGCCCTGAGATTGCGGTGCTGTATGGTGCATTGGGTGGTATACTCATTCCATTGTCAATGACTCTTCTAGAGAAGTGGGGTATTGATGATCCTGTTGGTGCAATTTCGGTACACGGCACTGCTGGTATACTCGGATTGATGTTGGTTCCTATCTTCAATGCAGAAGCAACAGCACTGATTCAATTGCTCGGTATTGGAGTGATTGGCGGATATGTGTTTGTATCATCCATCGCTGTGTGGTGGGTTCTACATAAAACTATCGGTATTCGTGTAGGAAAGGAAGAAGAATCAGTTGGTTCTGATATGTACGAGGGCACAGGAAACGCATATCCAGAATTTAAGAAATAGGATGTGATTTGATTGGGATGTGATGATAACGCTCAATAAAAGAGAATTACGATTACTCAAAGAATATATGAGTCATCACGGGTGGAATGACCTTCTCGTATCACATCCCAACAAAGACCCACTATACAAACCAACCGCTGACATGATAAAACGGTATGGTGGATTACGCCCAAAGTATAAGATGACAGATGAAGAGATAGACAGATTTCGTAAGAAGATTGGTATATAATGTATAAGGGATGCAAACCATGACCGATTATATTGAACAATACAAGGAATATCACAAGGATTACAGGAAATATCCAGGCAACAACCTTGAACCACAACTGCATCACATATTGGAACTGATACAAATAACTGAGTCACAAACACTGTTAGACTATGGTTGTGGTAAGGGAAATCAATGGACAAACAACATATTACCTGTCACACCTACTCTATATGACCCAGCTGTATCCCAGTATGAGAACAAACCGACAGGAACATTTGACGGAGTGATATCCACAGATGTAATGGAACATATACCTGAGAAACAGATATCAGACGTATTCAGAGAGATATCACAGTATGCAACACGATTTGTATTCCTCGCAATTGCAACAGACCTAGCCATTGCAGTATTACCTAACGGAGAGAACGCACACTGTACGATTAAACCATTAGATTGGTGGGTAGATACATGGTGGCATAGTGCAGTCAAGGACAATATCACAGTACACATAAAGACCTATGGACAGTACGAGGGGTATCAAATCATATGATACTAGAGAACATACCATTAGACGAGACAACATTGGCATGGTGTGGAGAGTATTGGATCATACTATCGACATGGCAAGAGAAGTTTCCGGTAGAGATGATATGCGTATTACACTATGCAGAGAGAGTGACACAACACATTTTTTGAGAGAATACAAATGAGTAAAGAAGCATTCGTATATAGGTGGTATGATGCACCAAATGACATGTATTATCTGGGTAAGCACAAAGGCTCACCAGATGACAAATACACACATTCATCAGCTTTTTGGGAGTCATTCACCAAGGATAACATTCCGAAGGGTGTAACAAGAGAAATAATAGCGTATGGCACGGATGAAGAGATGTGTATATTAGAACATAAACTTCTCAAATTTGCAAAGGAAAATGGTATTTGGGATAAGTATTATAATGTGGGTGTAGGTGATCCACGTTATGTAGATATGCATGGTAAGAATAATCCAATGTATGGTGTAACTGGTGAGAATCATCCAAGTTATAAGCATGGTAGATGTGGACTGCCAGGTTCTATCAAAAAGAAAAGGTATGACATAACTTACTCTAAGTCACAGGGAAAACCTAAAGAGGAATATGGTGGAAAATCATATAGACAGGTATATTATGAAGAGAATAAAGAAGAATTAGATAAAATGATGTTCCGTAGTGCAAAAGAGTGGACCTGTATAAAACGAATAGAAAAACTCATTATTTTATTAGAGAATGAAAAAAAGAGATTTGGTCATATTGATGATATTTTCATGGATATATCACATAAGGTAGAGA